GGCTTTGCTCCGGCACGTAGAACAAGTTGTTCCTGATCGTCACCCCGCAGCAGTTGACATCTACGACGTCACGGGTGGCGGGGCCTCCGATGAACACGTTGCTGTCCAGCAGCATGTGCAGCTGGGTCGGCGTTCCCGTGTCCCCGGTCGGCCGGCCATCGTTGTTGCCGGACAGGCTCATGGTGGTGATGCCGGTGGCCTCGATCACATTCGAATGGATCGTGATCCGGGCCACCCCGTCGGGGTCCTTGTCCGGCAGGCGGATGCAAGACTGCGTGCCGCCGTTGTTGAACATACGGTTGCCGCGGATGTGATAGGTATCGTGACCCATCGCGCGGATCAGCGACCTGGTGGCGTCGAACTCGCTCAGGCCGTTGGGGTCCATGACGATCCGGTTGCCGGTGAAGGCGATGTGCGACCCCGTAGGGGTGTACCGGGTGACCGCCAGATAGAAGGCGTAGCCGTCTCCGCCGCTGACCCCGGTGAACTTTTCGACCACGCAGTTGTCCATGTGGAAAATCGGGTGGTCGATGGCTCCCTCGATCGGCGGGTTGGCCTGGTAGCCGGCCACACGTTGCAGGTTCGTGAAGTGACAGTCCACCAGGATCAGGTTGCGGGCGGCCTGGAAGTTGATGGCGGATGCCGGGTTGGACTGCTCGAACAGCGACATGGTTTCGGTATCGAAGTCGCCTCTGAACCGCACGTTCTGGAAGCGGAAATCTGGAATGTCCGGCCCCGGAACCATGGTCGGGTAGCTGGTGCAGAAGATCAAGCCGTAACTCCCGCCGCCGACCGGGGCAGACCGATCCAGCGTCAGGTCGGCGATCTCGGCGCCACCGTAGATGCCGACCGTACAGTTCTTGAGGTTGCCCATGTCCCAGCGGAAGAGCCCGGACCATCCTGCCTTGAACAGGACGCGCACCTGTTCCTGTCCGGCGGAACCGCCGGACTTGGCGTAGACCGCAGCCGCAACCGCCGACCCGGTGATGAAGCTGTCCGCATTGAACGTCTGTGCCCCGGTCGGCTTTGCCGAGAAATCGCTGTCGCCCACCGGGTTGATGCAGATCGTCCTGTCGCCTGCAAAGACTACATCCGGGTCGGCGATTGTAACGGTCGTCGTCGCAGTCGCCACCTTGCCGCTGGCGGGTTCCACCACCATGACGGTGACGGTCTTGGCCCCCGGAGTGCGGTAGCAGTGCCGCACGTTGGCGCCATAGGCATAGTTCCGGTTCTGGTAGGCAGCAGGAATGTCGGCCGGCGCGGTCCAGGTGCCGGGGTCGCCGAAGGTCCAGTAGTATTCCAGTTCGTGGAACCGGCGGTCGTAGTCGGTGGCGGACGCGGGCGCCGGGGTGTCGAATGTGCTGGCTGACAGATCGACGGTGAAGCCCACGGTGTCGGGCGCAACCGTCAGGCGGGTGCGCCGGATGAGGGTGATGGTGATCGTGCCGCCGTCACCGCCAACCGGCGGGTCAGGCGGCGGTGGCGCAGGAGGTGTTCCCCAGGACGCGACGGACGCGGCCGGAACTGCCACACCGCCACGGCTGGCATGGATGGTAACGGGCAGCCCGGGCAGGGCCGACGAAGCAAGCAGCAGGCGCTTCAAGACAATTCCTCCACGCGGAAATCAACCAGCTGGATGGTGGCCGGGATCGAGGGAATGTTGCGAAGGCCGCAGTATCGAACGCCGGTGGCGCCCGAGTAGACGAACGAAAAATCGACCGCCCCGGCGTTGATCGTCCGGCTGTCGATATGCGGCGCCGTGTTCAAGTTGATTTCCTCGTCAAATCTGAACACGACGTTCGCGGTCCCCGCCAGAGTACCCCGGACGCGGTAGGTCTTTCCCGAGACCATGTTGAGGGCCCAAGACGCGAAGATGTTGGTGCTGGCCGTCGCGCTGAGCGTCCGTGTCTTGGTCCCGGAGACGTAGCCGCCATCGGTGATCGACAGCGCGAACGCCATGCCTCCGCTGAAATCCTGAACGACCGTAGCCGCAGGCGCGGCCGGGATCGCCAGGGCGTTGCTGGGTGCGGTTCGGGCGCCGACACCTGCCTGGGTCGCCGTCTCGATCAGGACAACGCTCGTGCCCTGGTCGCCGGGCTGAATCACAAAGCTGTCAGGCGTCGACCCACCGGGCCAGGCCTGAGTGATAGTGACCGCGCCAAGCAGCCCGTCGTAGAGCCACAACCCAGGCAGCGTCTTGGTGGCCGTCTGGCCGACCGCCGGTGTGCCGGCGATGGCGGGCGGAACAAGATTGATCGGGCCGGACGCCAGCAAGGCCGGATCGACCAGGTAGCTGCCGTCGTAGGGCGTGCCGCCGGAAACGGTGTAGGTGAACTGACCCGAGCCGGTGTCAGTGACACTGACGGTGCCGTTTGGCTCTATCGCGGTGGACAGGCCAGGGCCGGCAACCGCCAGCCACCCTGCCAGCAGTCCAGACCGCGGGCTGGCCAGGTCGCGCAGGACCTCACGCATGGTTGATCGCCACCTTGCCGCCGAAGTCGGACAGCACCCACAGATGCGTGGTGCCGCCCGAGGCCACGTCGGCCCCGAACAGGTCCGACAATTTGCGGTCCTGCCCGAAGCCGCCGTAGACCTCGCACCGCAGCGCCCCCGTGAAGCTGGGCGCAACGGTCGCGCTGGCGCCGGCCTGCACCAGGCAGGCGGAGCCGGACAGCACCTGCACCCGAGCCGCGGCGCAGGGGCCGCCCGGCGTGATGCACTGGGCAACGCCTGCGACCAGGTCAAAGGTGTTCTTGTAGGCTGCCATGGGGTGTCCTTTCGGTCAGGTGGTTGCTGGGCGTGGCCATCATGCCGGCGCGCCCGTCTTGGCGGTGAACGAGGTGACCAGGCCCGCACTATCCAGCCGGTGCACCACAGTCTTCAGGTGCCAGTCGCCATCGAGCTCAGGACGGGGCATGCGGGACAGCGTGACGCTGGCACCGGCCAGCAGGCCTGCGTCGAACCGGCCCAGGCTGGCGCACAGGGTCATTGCCGCGCGCGACGCCCCCTTCAGCCGGGCCTCTGCCGCGCGGCCCGCTTCCTCGGCCGAGGCGTAGACGTGGCGCAGCCGCAGCACCGGTTTGCCAGAGCCCTTTGTGACCAGGTGCACGGCCCCGCCGGCCACGTCGGCCCATTCGGCCTCGACGCGGGCATAGACCTCTCGGGTGTCGAGGTCCCAGGACCATTCGATCAGGTCGCGGCCGGTCAACGCAGGCGGGGTCAGCGGGTCGCCCGCCGCGGTGACACCGTCGCCCCGGCGCTGGACGATCAGGGCGCCGCCGCCGGCCTTGGCGGTGGCATCCAGTGTGGCGGCGATGCGGGTCAGGAAATGCAGGTTGCTTTCGGCCGTCTGCGCCAGGTAGGCCCAGCGGCTGGAGGCGATCGAGGCGCTGACCATGGGTTTCAGCCCGGCTTCGCCCGCGATGGTCGCGACGATGTCGCGCAGGGTGCGGTTCTCCCAGGCGCGGGTGCGCGGGCTGCGGATGTCGCCCTTCAGGTCGGCGGCGGTCGCCGTGATCTGCATGCTCTGGGGCGGATGGCTGCCCGAGACGCTGTCCACCTTGAACCGCCCCAGGCTGGCCAGCGCCTGGCCGCGATAGCCGAGCGCCACGTCCAGCTCTGCCTCCATGTCCGGCAGCGCCACCCGGCCATCGCGGTCATCGACCTCGATCTCCAGGCGGTCGGCCTTGTCGCCGTCCTCATCGGTGACGGTCAGCGACAGCAGGCGGTCCGCAATGCGACCGGAGACATCCTCGCCGGCGGCGGTCAGACGGAAGGCGGGCGTCATGTCCGCCCCCACAACCGCACCTGGCGCGGGATCGTGGCGGCGGCGACATCCGGCAGGGTGATCCGCAGCCCGGCCGGATAGACTGGCCCCAGATCCGCCAGGCGCGGGTTCGCTGCCAGCACCGCCGTCACATGCGCTTCCGCGCCCAGCTCGCGCCGGCAGATCGCATCCAGCATGTCGCCGTCACTGGTGACATAGACCCGGCTCATGGCAGGTCTCCGCCGTAGCTTTGCAGGCTGACCGAGAACTCGATCTTGCGCGGCGTTCCGCCCGCCATCAGGAACGATCGCCGTTCGTCGACCGTGGTGATGCACCAGCGCTGCCAGACGAAGCCGAGGCCGTCCACCAGCATCAGCGGCACGCCCTGCATGGCGATCAGCCGCATCAGTTCGACCTGGCGCAACCCGCCCTTGAAGTGGGGGTAAATGACCCCTTCAAGGGTGATCTCTTCGGTGTCAGGGCCAAGGAATTGCAGCGCCGGGGCGCGGCCCAGGCGCTCCTGCTTGGCCCAGCGGTAGGGGGCGTTGCGGCTGAAGACCTGGTAGTTCGCCCGGTTGACCCCGAACCGGAAGCTGCCCAGCGCCATCATCACCAGGTCACGCATGGGCGGCCCCGTCGTCCAGCGCGAAACGGGCCTCGCGGGCCAGCCGCTCCATCTCGTCCCGGACGGCGCGCGCGATCATCTGCGGCGACTGGCCCGGGGCCGCATTGATGGTGATGCCGCCGATGGTGATGCCGCCGCCCGGGGCGGTGGCGCCGCCCAGGCGCCGGTTGGGGATGATCCAGCCATCGCGATCCGCGGTGAACAACTCGCGCCCGCGCTCGCCCACCTCATAGACGCGCCCTGCGCGCACCGCATTGCCCAGTTCGCGCCCGGGCGGGCGATAGGTGCCGTCCCAGTCCGGCGACATGCCGCTGGTGTTGGGGTCCTTCACCGGGTCGCCGGTGGGCGAGACCCCGTTCGCGCCGCGCACATTGACGTTCAGTTCTGGTGTGCCGAACGCCTCGACGATCTGCGCGCCAAGTCCCCGGAGCCATGCGAGCAGCTCTTCCACCTTCGCGACCATGCCGTCCTTGAGCTGCTGGAGCATCGCGACACCCGCCGCGTAGAACTCGCCGGGCAAGCCCTGCACATAGGACAGCAACCGGGTGGCACCGTCGTGGATGGCGGTGAAGGGGTCGAAGCCGAAAGCGTCGGCGATCGCGGCGCGGACGTCGTCGAAGGTCCAGCCGGTGATGTAGGTGAACAGGCCCTCGGCGGCATCCCGCATCAGGACGAAGGGGTTGAACTCGGACAGCGCCTTCAGCACCCCGTTCAGCAGGCCTTCGTCGAAGGCCGCACGCACGCGCTCGATCTTGCCCTTGAAGTAGGCAACGAAGCCGTCCCAGTTGTCGTAGATCACATAGGCCAGGCCCGCGATGGCGGTCAGCGTGGCGACAAGGGGATTGGCCAGCAGCGTCCGGCCGGCCAGCAGGAAGGCCCGCGCCAGCCCGGCGATGGCGCCGCGCGCGGCGGTCAGCGCGGCAAGAAGCGTCACGCGGATGAAGCCGCCCAGCCGGATCAGCAGCGGCAGCAGCCGGGGACCGATCACGCCGACCATCCCGAGCAGGCCCTTCCCGACCAGGACTGCGCCGATGCCAAGTTGCGCCAGGCCGAGGACCAGACCCAGGATCGTGCCGCGGAACAGCAGGAAAAGCGCGACCCAGCCGACAACGTCCCAGCCGCCGATGGACTGGGCGACCTGGTCGAGGATGGGAAACACCCGTTGCCAGGTCTCGTAGATCCAGACCCCGAACGCACCGATGGCCTTCAGCGCCGAGATGATGGCCGTCGACAGTGCTTCCGCCCAGACCTGCATCCGGCCGTCAGCCGCGGCGGCGGTCAGGAAGGTCAGCAGGTCCTGCAAATGACCCTTCATGAAGTCGAAGAGCCCGGCATCCATCACCATGCGCTGGAACCGGGTCCAGTGATCCTGAAGGTTGGACAGGATGCCATCCCAGGTGCCTGCCATGCCCTCGGCCGCGCCGGCGTTCTTTTCGCCCAGCGCCTGGATCAGCAGCGTGATCTCGTCCCGCCCGAGCTTGCCGGCCGAGGACATTGCCATCAGCTCGGCCGCGGTCTTGCCCGTCTTCTCGGCCAGCAGGTCCCAGACCGGGATGCCGCGCTCCAGCATCTGCATCGCCTCCTCGCCCTGCAGCTTGCCCTTGGTCCAGGCCTGCCCCAGCGCCAGCACGATGCCCTCCATCGTCTCGGCATTGCCGCCGGTGGCGGCCATGGTGTCGACGATGGCCTGCATCGACCCGTTGGTGGGGTCGATCCCGAAGGCCTTCAGCCGGGCATAGGCGGCGACCGTGTCCTCCAGCTCCAGCGGCGTCCGGGTGGCGAAGTCCTCGATCCAGGTCATCGCGCGCTTGGCGCCATCGGCCGAGCCTTCGAGGTTCGTAAGCTGGACGTTGAAGCGTTCGAACTGCGCCGCGGGCCGGATGAAGGCGGCCGCAATCCCCGTCATCAGCGCGCCATAGGCCGCCACGGCCGTCCCGGCGGTGGTGGCAGCGCGGGTGATGCCGCCGAAGCCCTCGGCCATCATGCGGCTGCCGCGCGCCACGGTGTTGGCCTGGGCGATCAGCCCGTCACCGCCCAGACGCGCCAGCGCCCGCATCGCCGTGCGGGCGGGGGCGGTGGCCTTGTCCACCAGGCGCAACACCAGTGCGACGTTCAGGTCAGCCATCGTCGGTCCCTATTCGCCCCCTATTCGCCTTCGTCCCTGCCCGATGCGGCCCGCCGCCGCGCCAGGTGCCACCAGCGCGCAAGTTCCTCGATCGTCATGGGCTCCATGTCGCGGGGCGCCCAGCCGAAGACCACGGCGAGGTCCGCCATGGTCTCCTCGACATCGTCGTGGCCTAGTTCAGGCGCTCCATCGTCTCGAGCTGCGCCTGCTGCTCGGGCGACATGAAAAAACCGACCACCCGCCCGGCAAGGCTCATGAAGTCGGCGGGGTCCATCGCGGCGACCTCGGCCGGCAGCAGCGCCGGTTCGGTGATCCGCGGCAGCAGCGACAGCATGGCGTTGACGTCCATCTGCAGCACATCGGTCATCTTCAGGCCGCGCAGGGTGCCGACATCGGGCTTGCGCAGGCCGACCGCGGTGATGCTGCCGGTCGGCCGGGCGATCGGGGTGACAAGCGTGATCGTCTTCATGGCGGCCCCCTCAGATGCCCATCGCGCGGCGCAGCTGCGCCAGTTGGTCCACCCCGCCGATGCGACGGATGCCGGCGACCAGGTCGATCTCGACCAGCTCGGCGCCGTTCATCTCCAGCCGGTAGTAGCGGACATCCCAGACCAGCTTCAGAACGGCATTGGCGCCGGGCTTCAGGTCGCCGCTTTCGGTCGCGGTGATCAGGCCGCCGATGGTGGCGATGATGGTGTCGGTATCGACCCCGTCGGGCGACACCTGCGCCGGGCGCAGGACCAGGCGGCGCTGTTCGCCCAGGAGCTTCAGCAGCTCGGGGCGGTGTTCGGACAGGGTGACTTCGGCCGACATCGCCTCGGTCCCCATGTCGATGCCGACGGGGCCGTCCATCCCGGCGCCGCGATGGGCTTCGGTGGTGATCTTCGGCTGCGGCAGCTTGGCCTCGGACGCCAGCCCGAAGTACGAGAAGCCGTCGATGAAGGCGTTGAAATTGCGGATGGTGCGCGGCAGGGCCATGTTTTGTGCTCCCGGTCAGGTGTCGGACACCGCGGTCGCAACCAGCTCTTCGTAGTACGAGCCGTTGCGCTGGGCGCGGAAGGTCAGGTGTTCAAGCGGCGCGGGCGGCTCGATGTCGAAATCGACGGTCAGCTTGCCGGCGGCCAGGTCGGCGGCGCTGTTGAACTCGGGATCGACCCAGACCCGGCCGCCCAGGATGGCGCCGCGCGCCTTCAGGCTGTTGAGGTAGGACTGCACGCTGTCGCGGATGTCGCGCAGCAGCTGCTCGCTGAACGGCCGGTCCATCGCCCAGAGCAGCGCCGCCTCGATGCTCTCGTAGACCATGTCGGCGGTGCGCCGAACCGACAGGAAGGCCCAGAGCGGGTCGGCCGAGGTGCTGCGGTTGCCCCAGAGCCGGAAGCCGTCCTTGCGGACGATGGTGGCGACCTTGCCCTCGTTCAGCCGGTTCGCCTGGGTCTCGGGGTCGCTGATTGCGAAGTCGATGGGGCGGGCGGTCCCCAGGATGCCCAGGACGTTGCGGTTCGACGGCGACCACCAGAAGCCGCGGGTGGCGTCGGTGGCCGACAGGACGCCCGCGGCATGGGCCGAGGCGGGCTGGGTCACGACGCTACTGGTCGCGGGATCGAGGACGCGAACCGCCGGGTCCACGATGTAGAGACGATCGCTGCCGTAGTTGTCGGCATCGCTCAGCGCATCGGCCTCGTTGGTGTTCGGGCCATCGGCGATGACCACGGCCCGCAGGCGGGCGGCGACCGACAGGAGCGCCGAGACGACGGGCTG